ATGACAATTTCAGCATTCGAAGGGTCCGCCCCGAGCGACGTGCTCGAGCGGAACCTGGAGTTGTACCGTGATCTCTTCCTGGCGTTGAAGGAACGGGTCGCGTTGATCAGGGCTGCGGCCGGCGAAGACGCCGGCTGCAAGGAGACCGTGGAGGCCGTCAAGGCCCACCACAAGGCGCTGCAAACCGTGCTCGAGCTCGAGGCGAGTCTTGTCAAACGAAGCCGATCCTGGACCGACGCCGGCGGGGGCGAACTCGACCTCGCCGCGGCCCGCGCCGAGATCGCTGCGCGACTTGCGGCCTGGGCCGGGGCCGGATGAGCTCGACGCCTTTCTGGACGCGCTCAGTCCGAACGCGCTGATGTCCCTGCCCTGGCTCTTCGAGCACTGGGCGATCGAGGGGCATCAGCTGCCGCCCGCCGGCGACTGGGCCACCTGGGTGATCCTGGGCGGCCGGGGCGCGGGAAAGACCAGGGCCGGGGCCGAGTGGGTCCGTCGCTGCGTCGAGGGCGGCAGGCCGGGCGATCCGGGGCTTCGGTCCCGGATCGCCCTGGTCGGCGGCACGCTGGACGAGGCGCGCGAGGTGATGGTGATGGGGCCGTCGGGGATCCTGGCGTGCTCGCCGCCGGACCGCCGGCCCGAGTGGCAGGCGACGCGCCGCCGGCTGGTGTGGCCGAACGGGGCGGTGGCGCAGGTGTTCTCGGCCGCCGATCCGGAGAGCCTGCGCGGGCCGCAGTTCGACGCGGCCTGGTGTGACGAGCTGGCGAAATGGACCAAGGGCGAGGCGGCCTGGGACATGCTGCGCTTCGCGCTGCGGCTGGGCGACCGGCCGCAGGCGCTGGTGACGACGACGCCGCGGGGCGCGCCGCTCTTGCAGGCGCTGCTCGACGCGCCGGACACGGTGGTGACGCGGGCGCCGACCGCGGCGAACCGGATGCATCTGGCCAGGGGGTTTCTCGAGGCGGTGACGCGGACCTACGGCGGCTCCCGGCTGGGGCGGCAGGAGCTCGACGGCGAGATCGTGCGCGATCTGGACGGGGCGCTGTGGCCCTGGGCGAGCCTTGAGGCGGCGCGGGCGCCGCGGCCGCTGGAGCTCGACCGGATCGTCGTCGCGGTGGACCCGCCGGTGAGCAAGACGCCGGACGCGGACGAATGCGGGATCGTGGTGGCGGGCGTGGCGCAGGCCGGGCCGCCGCAGGACTGGACGGCGCAGGTGCTGGAGGACGGCAGCCTGAAGGGCGCCTCGCCCCAGGCCTGGGCCGAGCGGGCGGTGGCGCTGTTCCACAAGCACAAGGCCGACCGGCTGGTCGCGGAGGTCAACCAGGGGGGCGAACTGGTCGCCTCGCTGATCCGCGGGGTCGATCCGATGATCCCGTTCCGCGCCGTGCACGCGAGCCGGGGCAAGGTCGCGCGGGCCGAGCCGGTGGCCGCGCTCTACGAGCAGGGACGGGTCCAGCATGTGCGCGCCTTCCCCGAGCTCGAGGCGCAGATGGCGGCCATGACCGTGGGCGGCTTCGTGGGCAAGGGCAGCCCCGACCGGGTCGACGCGCTGGTGTGGGCGATCACCGATCTGATGATCGAGGGGGCGGCGAAACATCGCTGCCCGAGCATCCGCGGGCTGTGAGCCGCGGGCCGGGGGCTCCGGTCCCGACAGACACGAGACAATCAGGAGCAGGCTCGCCATGGTCTGGCAGATCTTCCGCAAGACGACGCCGGCGGCGCCGGAGGCCAAAGCCTCGGGCGCCGCGTCGGTGCTGGCGTTCCATGGCGCGGGGCGCGCGTCCTGGTCGGCGCGGGACGCCGCGACGCTGACCCGGGTCGGCTTCCTGACCAATCCCGTGGCGTTCCGCTGCGTGAAGCTGATCGCCGAGGCGGCGGCCGCGGTGCCCGTGGTGGCGCAGGACGCGCGGCGGCGGTTCGAGGCGCATCCGGCGCTGGAGCTCCTGGCCGCGCCCAATCCGGGGCAGAGCGGCGCGGAGCTGATGGAGAGCTTCTACGGCTATCTGCTGCTGACCGGGGACGCGTATCTGGAGGCGGCGGGGGACGCGCCGGGCGGCGGGCCGCGCGAGCTCTACGCGCTGCGCTCGGACCGGATGAAGGTCGTGCCGGGGCCGGACGGCTGGCCCGTGGCCTTCGAATATGCGGTGGGCGCGAAGAAGCATGTCTTCGACATGCGGGCGGACCGGGCGCCGGTGCTGCACGTGAAGAGCTTCCACCCGCAGGACGATCATTACGGGCTGAGCCCGCTGCAGGCGGCGGCGGCGGCGATCGACGTGCACAACGCGGCGGCGGCCTGGTCGAAGGCGCTGCTCGACAACGCCGCCCGGCCGTCGGGGGCTATCGTCTACAGGGGCGCGGACGGGCACGGACAGCTGGCGGCGGACCAGTACGCGCGGCTGGTGGAGGAGCTCGAGGTCAACCACCAGGGGGCGCGCAACGCCGGGCGGCCGATGCTGCTCGAGGGCGGGCTCGACTGGAAGCCGATGGGCTTCTCGCCGTCGGACATGGAGTTCCACCGCACCAAGGAGGCCGCCGCGCGCGACGTGGCGCTGGCCTTCGGGGTGCCGCCGATGCTGCTGGGGCTGCCGGGCGACAACACCTATGCGAATTACGCCGAGGCGCATCGCGCGTTCTACCGGCTGACGGTGCTGCCCATGGTGGCCAAGACGCTGGCGGCGATTTCCGGTTGGCTGCCGGGGTATTACGGCGAGACCCTCCAGCTCAGGATTGACGACGACAACGTGCCGGCGTTGGCCGCGGAGCGTGAGGCGCTGTGGGGCCGGGTCGCGGGGGCGGGGTTCCTGAGCGACGTGGAGAAGCGCCGGCTGCTGGGGCTGCCCGGGCCGGGCGGCGCGTGATGCGCGCCGCCGGCCGCGAGGGCGGGTCGCGGTTCCTCTACGAGCCGTTCGACACGGCGCACGCGCGGATCGAGGCGAACGAGCGGATCTCGGAGCAACGCTGGGAGCACCTGGAGCGCCGGCTGAGCCACATCGAGGAGACGCTGGAGCGGCTGGAGACGCGGCTGTGGCTGGCGGTCTGCGGGGCTGCGTCGCTGATCCTGGCGGACATGCTGTACGCCTTCCTGAAACTGAACGCTCCGTGAGGGAGACAGGCATGATCGACGGTGTCGCCGGGTATCCGGCGCTGGAGACCAAGTTCCGCCGGTTCGACGGCGAGCTGGCGCTGACGGACGGCGCGGTGATCGCGGGCCATGCGAGCCTGTTCGGCGCGGCCGACCAAAGCGGGGACGTGGTGCAGAAGGGCGCCTACGCCGGGTCGCTGGCGCGGCTGAAGCGCGAGGGCCACGGGGTCAAGATGCTGTGGCAGCACGACCCGGCGCGGCCGATCGGCGTCTGGGACGAGGTGCGCGAGGACGAGCGGGGGCTGTACGTGAAGGGCCGCCTGCTGGTCGAGGTGCAGGCCGCGCGCGAGGCGCATGTGCTTCTCCAGGCGGGCGCGATCGACGGGCTGTCGATCGGGTACCGCACGCTGCGCGCGGAGAAGGCGGCCGGGGGCCGGCGGCTCCTGCACGAGGTGGAGCTGTGGGAGGTGTCGCTGGTGACCTTTCCCATGCTGCCGCAGGCGCGGGTGCAGCCCGCCGAGGAGGGCGCGGATCTGGCGGCCGCGCTGGCGGAGACGTTCCGGTCGGCGCGGGCGATGCTCGGCTGAGGGCTTCGGCTCTCCCTCCCGACGGTCGCTTCTAGGGACCGTTCGCTTCACTTGCCGGATTTGTCCGTCGACAAAGCCGGCCGCGCACGCCCCCCCAAGGGCGTGCGCGCAGGCGCGCCCGCCGGGGCATGCGCGCCCGGATTGGCGCCGTCCGGAACGCGGATGGCCCCTCGCCCTCCGCTTCGGCTCCGGGCGACGGACCCGGCGAGCCTCCGCAGGAGGCTCGCCGGGTCCGCGGCGCTCGTGGCTCCGACCGGCCGAAGCACATCAGTCAGCAAGGAACCCAACTGATGCAGACGAACGACAGCACGACCGGGGCGGGGACTGCCGCGCCGGGCCAGAACCCGGCGCTGGAGGTCAAGGCGGCGCTGACCGGGTTCCTGAGCGACTTCAGCGCCTTTCAGTCCGAGATCAAATCGAAGCTCAAGGAACAGGACACCCGTCTCACCATGCTCGACCGTAAATCCATCGCGATGACCCGCCCGCCGCTCGGCCGCGGCGGCGAGACCGAGGCCCCGCACAAGAAGGCGTTCGGCGCCTATCTGCGCTCGGGCGACGACGACGGCCTGCGCGGCCTGGCGCTCGAGGGCAAGGCGCTGTCGACCACGGTGGCCGCGGACGGCGGGTACCTGGTCGACCCGCAGACCGCGGCGCAGATCGTGGGCGTGCTGCGCTCGTCGGCCTCGATCCGGGCGATCGCCAACGTGGTGCAGGTCGAGGCCTCGGCCTTCGACGTGCTGGTCGACCACACCGACGTCGGGTCGGGCTGGGCGTCGGAGACCGGGTCGGCCTCTGAGACCGGCACGCCGCAGGTGGACCGGATTTCGATCCCGCTGCACGAGCTCGCCGCGCTGCCGAAGGCGAGCCAGCGGCTCCTGGACGACAGCGCCTTCGACGTCGAGGGCTGGCTGGCGCAGCGCATCGCCGACAAGTTCAGCCGGGCGGAGGCGAGCGCCTTCGTCGCGGGCGACGGGATCGACAAGCCCACGGGGTTCCTGAGCTATCCCAAGGTCGACAACGACCTGTGGGCCTGGGGCTCGCTCGGCTACGTGCCGACCGGCTCGGGCGGCGACTTCTCGGCGTCCGACCCGGCGGACGCGATCGTCGACCTGGTCTACGCGCTGGGCGCGCGCTACCGGGCGAACGCCACCTTCGTGATGAACTCCAAGACCGCGGGCGCCGTGCGCAAGATGAAGGACGCGGACGGGCGGTTCCTGTGGTCGGACGGGCTGGCCGCCGCCGAGCCCGCCCGGCTGATGGGCTATCCGGTGCTGATCGCCGAGGACATGCCGGACATCGCCGCCGACGCCTACGCGGTCGCCTTCGGCGATTTCCGCGCGGGCTACACGGTGGCCGAGCGGCCGGACCTGCGCATCCTGCGCGACCCGTTCTCGGCCAAGCCGCATGTGCTGTTCTACGCCACCAAGCGGATCGGCGGGGACGTGAGCGACTTCGCGGCGATCAAGCTCCTGAAGTTCGCGGCGAGCTGAGGCCCCCGGCGGCGTCCGCGGCAGAGGTCCGCCCCTCGGGGCGGGCCGGCACGCCTCCGCGTCTTCCAGTCGCTGCTCCCCTCCGCTCGGGCGGTGCGGGGGCGTGTCGCATATGTTCGGAGAGCCGCCGCGATGAGCGGATACGTTCTGAAGCCCGCCGAGGGGTCCGTCACCTGGGTGATGGACTGGCGGCGGGGGCATCTCGCGCCCGGCGAGGCGGTGACCCGCGACCTGGGCTGGTCGGTGCAGCCGGACGACCCGGCGGAAGCGGGGCTGCGCGTGGTGGCGCAGGACCACGACGGCCGGCGGTCCTGGGCGGCGCTCGAGGGCGGCGCGCCGGGCCGGGTCTATCTCGTGACGAACCGGGTCCGGACCAGCGACGACCGTGTGCTGGGCCGCGGGATCGTCGTTCGCATCGCCTCGGGCGCGGGCCCGCAGATCGGATCGGGCGCTGGCCCGCAATGAGGATTTCGCGATGATCTTGACCGAAACGAGCGCGCCTCCGGCGGAGGCCGTCCCGGTGCGGGCGTTCGCCGAGCACCTGCGGCTGGGGACGGGGTTCGCCGACGACGGCTCGCTCGACGCGGTGCTGGAGCTCTATCTGCGCTCGGCGATGGCGGCGATCGAGGCGCGGATCGGGCGGGCCCTGCTGGCGCGGCCGTTCTCGTGGACGGTGACCCACTGGCGC